GTCGATCCCGACGGGCCCGGCGCGCGGTCCCAAACTGTGCCGTTGGCGTTCGACGCAAGAGTCTGGTCGGTGCCGCGCTGGGTTAGGTCGGTGCCCGAGCTGCCGCCGAACTTGAACGCCGTGGTGTCGCCGACGTTGCCGAACACCATGCCGGTGATCGACGCGCCGACCATCCACGTGTCGGAGCCGGATGCCGTCAGGCCGGTGGCTTCGGCGCTGGTCGGATCCTCGCCGGCGCCGATCGCGCCGCCGCTGTCGTACTCGGGGGTGGTTCCAGGAACCGAGGCGACGGCGCTGTCAGTGAACGAGAGCGTGTCGGAGGCTGTCGCCAGGCGCTCGGTGATGCCGACCGCGCTGTCGCTGAACGTGATCGTGTCGGCTGCAGCCGCGGTCAGCGCGCCGCCGGCGAAGCCGGACACGACGGCACCGATCGGCCCCGAGGCGAGAGGGCCGCCGCCTAGACCAGGGACGGCACGCTCTGCCATACCTTACCCGCGAACGTAATCCACGCGATTGCCGGCCAGGTCGATTGAGCAGTTGCGCTGCGTCGTCCCGACCGACTTGATCATGCTGGCCGCAGCCCAGGCCGTGTCCTGGGTGTTGCTTGGGAACCCGGTGGTCGGGCTGCTGGCCACCGTGAAACTCACCGAGTCGGTGGAGTAGATGAAGTCAGCACGGGTCCAGCCGGGATTGATGAATATGACCAGCCAGATGTAGGTCAGCGAACCAGCCGGACTGCCCGTGTTCGTGCGGGTCGCTGCAGCGCCAGCGAATCGCGTCTGCGACCATTCGACGGCCGCGCCGTCCCAGCGGTACTCCCAGCACACCCCATCCGTGCGGGTGCCGCCAGCTGAATCGATGAAGCCCGAATTGACCGTGTACGTGTTGGTCGCATCGACCGCTGCCTCGACGGCCAGCCGGGCTACGGAAAGCGCCGCGCCTAGGGTCGGGATGATGTTGGCCGTCGCGGCGCTGCCGATGGTCGCCCGCCCCGTGGCCGTTGTCCCGGTGTCGATCTGAACTGCGCCCATCGGGCGCTCGGTCGTGTCGATCAAGTAGGCGCTGGCCTGCGTCGACGCACCCGTGCCGCTGACCGTCGACGTGAATGGGCCGGTGGTGCCCCCCGCGAAGTCCGTGAACTCCGTCAGCCCCATCTGACTAATGTTCGAACTGGCCGACACCGCCTGCCACCGCGAGCTGATGCTCGAGTAGCGCAGCGTGATGCGGTCGCCCGGCATCAGGAAGAACGGGAACCCATTGGGCAGATCGAACCGATTGGCCGCGCTGCTGCTGGTGTTCTGGTTTTCCAGCCACAGCAGGTAGTCGGTGCTGCTGTTGGCGATGACGACCTCGTGGCCGTCGTAGGTTGCGGCCAGGCCGGTGAGCTTCAGGGTCGCCGTGATCTCCAGGCGCAGCGAACTGGCACGGATCAGGTCGGCCAGCGATCCCGCGTCGTAGTCGTTCTGGTTTGAGCTTGGTGCGGCAGTGTGAACCTCATCGCCCAGCAGCGTGATGCCGACGCGCTTGGTTCCAGCGGCAAAGCTCACCGCCGACCCGGAGTTACTGGAGCGCACGACCGTCGTCCGCGTCAGCGTGCTGGCGCCGGAGTAAGTCCCAAGGCCGCACTCCCAGTCGCCAGTAGGCACGCCGTCACCGTCGACCGCCTCGATGTAGTAGAGGCAGGTGTCGCTCGGTGATGACATCACCGAGGAGAAGGCTCGGAAGCCGGTAATCGCACCGGCAAGCGTCAACGCCCCCGTGCCCGTGGTTGTCGATGTCTCCAGGACACGGGGTTCGTTGATATGGGACACGGGAGCGCCTTACCCGTTGAAGGTGTAGGTCACCAGCAGCGAATCGCCGTTGTTCACCGCCTCGTCGCCGCCGGTGAAGTTGACCACGGACACCAGCACGCCGGTCGTGTCGTCCTTCGTCGAGCTACCGCCATTGTTCATGAACAGGCCAGCCACCGTGCCGGTGCTGGTGATGGCATAGGTCTGCTGCGGGCTCACGCTCGACTGGCTCGAGGCGGCGCCCATCGTGACGGCCTTGCGGTTGCCGGTGTAGGTCGGGGCGTTGGCGCCGCCGACCTCGCTCCAACCCGCGTGGGACGATTGGGTGTCCGCGGCCGCCTTGGTGCCGGTGCCGGCCAGGCCCATGACCACGGTCTGCGTGTAGCCCGAACCGCGCCAGTACTTGTCCAGGATGTCGTTGCGCCCGACGTTGGTCACCACGTTGGGGTCTTCGCGCTTCCAGGCCTCGAACTGCATCGGCCGCATTTCGCGCGACAGGCGCTCCTCCTCGAGCTTGAGGGCGTCGAGGCGCTCGCGGTGCTGGGCCGCGGCCGCCGTGTCGTTGCGACGGATCGCATCGAACATGGCTTCCTGTGTCGTGCCCTGCTCCTCGAAGCACCGATTGCGTGCCTCGAACAGGGGCATGAACTCCTCCATGCGCTCGGGCGACGGGCGCAGGCAGGTGGTCGTGAAGACGTTGGGCTTCTTCTCTTGGATGGCTTCCACGGTTTACTCCATGTCTGCGCCGACGATGTCGCCGGCGGCGTTGGTGATGAAACTGATTCGACGCTTCGGGGGCTTCTTCTCGGCCGGCTTCTTCTTGGCCGCCGGCTTCTTCTTGGCGGGGGTGGCGTCGTCGTCCTCGCCTTCCTCGCCCTCGTCTTCCTTGTCGCCGCCGGCCAGCTGCTGCCGCAGCATGTCGCTGACCAGGCTCGTGAACTGATTGCGCGCGTCGCCCTCGGCCTTGGCCTGGGCCTGCATCCCGATCTTCTGCAGCTCGCCCTGCTGCTGCTGCTGCTGGGCGGCCATCATGGCCTCCTGCTGCGCCTGCATGGCCTCCTGCTGCGCCTGCTCCTGCTGCGCCAGGGCCTCGTCGTCCGGCACCACGCCGTCGGGCATTTCCATCGACGCGGCGGTCTCGCGCAGCACGGCGGCCCGGCCCTTGTTGCCAATGATGGCCATGTCGATCGGGTTGGCCGTCAGCTGCAGGAACTCCATGCGCCTCTGCTGCGCGGTGTCCTTGATCAGGATGGCATTGGCGCCCCTGGGCACCGGGAAACAGTCGCCCTTGATGCTCTCGTCGGGGTTGTAGAGCATCTCGTTGACGAAGGTGTCGCCGATGTTGGGCGCGATCACGTTCAGGTCGACCGATCCGATCGCCCGGCGCAGGCCCTTGGCGGCGCTGTTCATCAGCATCGACAGGCCGGTCGCGGTGCCGGCGGCGCCGGTCACGTGCTCGTTGCCGTACGTGTAGCGCGGGATCCCGGTCGCGTCGTCGGCGCGCAGCTCCCAGAACTCGAGCACCTTGGCCAGGTGCTCTGTGTTGTCGTCGGCCTGGAAGAAGCCGATGCCCGGGTTGGTGCCCGAGCCCATGCCGGCGTCCTTGAGCTGGTACATCTTCCACGGGATGATGTCGAGGCTCTGCTCGCCGTCGGCCAGGCGGTCGATGTGGACCCAGCCCATCGGGCCCGAGGCCATGACGATGTTGTCGGCCATCGCCGAACCGGCCACATTGCAGAACTGCTGGGCGGTGCGGCACAGCTCGGGGATCGACCGGCCCCAGAAGGCGCCCGGGATCTCGTCGTAGCACGCGCGCCGGTACGGGCGGTCGCCCATCGGGTGCGGGTTCAGGGCCGCATAGATGATGTACCGGCCGACCAACAGGATGTTGGCCTCGTACTCGCGCATCGGATCTTCGGCGTCGACGCCCTCGACACCCCAGCTGGCCAGCTTCCAGCCCGGCACGCTGCCGTAGTAGTTCAGCGCGTCGATCAGGCCCGGCGGGGTGAGCCACATATACATGGTCTCTTGCGTCAGGCGCTGGCGCTCGGCCTCGGTCCAGAGCCAGCCCTCCATGTAGCCGTTGCTGTAGTCGTCGAGCGCGCGGTCGATCTGGTCGTCGCGGTAGCCTGGCAGCCCCTTGAGGGCGTGCAGCTCCTTGCGCCAGAAGCGCATCCGCTCGATGAAGTCGCCTTGCTGCGGGCTGCTGGCGCCGGGCGCCGGGTAGACGTCGAAGGGCGACACCTGCTCCCAGGTCTGCTCTGCTTGGAACGTCACGGCGGGCTTCCAGCCGGCCTCCCACTTGAGGCGCTTGTGGCGCTGGTAGGTCGGGCCCTTGAGGATCGCGGTCGGGAAGGTGACGAAGTCCTCGATGAACTTGTCCATCGCCGTCTCCCAGCCGCCCTGCTGCAGCCGGTCGTCGATCTGCAGCTCCATGCGCTTCGCGCGGCGCGTCGCGGCCTTCTGGTAGGTCGTCTCGACCTCGGCGCGGATCTTCTCGCCCAGCTCGAGCGCGACGTCGCGGAACTCGTCCTCGCTCATCATGCCGCCGCCGGCCTCGGCTGCCTGCTGCATGACCTCCTGCGCCTGCTGCAGCGCCCGGGTGACCACCGTCTTTTTCATCGGCAGCGGCAGGTCCGGGATCGGGGTCGGCTCGAGGCCCCAGGCACGCTCCGACGGTGGGATCAGGATGTCGCGGATCCAGGCGCTCGCGGCCCGGCACTTCGTCTCGGTCAGGTCGTACCAGATCAGATTGACGCCGCCGCCGGCCTGGCGCTGGGCGATCTCGGCCGGGCTGTAGACCCCGCGGCGCGCGCGCAGGCACTCGAGCAGCTTCAGGTCGACGCGCTGCTTGGCCAGCTTGTTGCGGCCCCAGGCCTGGCGCACGTGGCCGGCCAGCGCCGGCTCCGTCTCGGGGTTGGCGATCTGCCTGGTGGTGGGCGCGTTCTGCTGGTTGCGCTGCTCGATCTGCTGCAGCCCGAGGCGGCGCACGAAGGGATTGAGGGCCATCGTCTCGGTTCCTTACTGAGGGATCTCGGCGCCGCGAGACCACACGACCTTGCGCTGCCGCACGGGTCGCACCTTGGCGCTGGCCACCTTGCGCTGCACCACGTCGGGCAGCATCGACAGGGCCAGGCTGTCGGCCTTGTCCGGGCTGGCGATGCCGCGCTTCTTCGCGTCCTTCTTGCTCTCCAGCTGGATCCGGTAGGCGTTGTCGTAGGCGTAGTCGAGGCTGGTCAGCTGGTCGCAGAGCTCGTCGTCGTCCGGGATCTCGCCGTCCTTGAGCCAGTCGCGCACGCGGCCCCAGGCCTCGGCGCGCTGGTTGAAATACTGCTTGTCGTCGCTGGCCGGGATGCCCCACTGGATCGGCACCAGCTGCGGCAGGCCAGGGATGCGGCGCAGCGTCGAGTCCAGGTCGGCACCGTTGCCCACGGCGTCGTAGACGATGCACATGATGTTGGGGATCTGCTTGCACAGCTCGGCGATGCGGCCGCCGACCTCGACCCCGTCGAACCCCATCAGGCCCTGCTGGAAATGCACCTTTAGGCCCTGGCGCAGGGTGATGATCGTCCAGTCGTCGCCGAACCGGGCCGGGTCGCAGGCCAGGATCCGGGGCATCGCTTCCCAGCCCATGCGCGGCACCTTGCGGCGGCGCGCGGCCTCGGTCAGCTCGGGGCTGATGAAGTTGGAAGCGCCGGCGCGCGGAAACTTGCCCAGCACGCGCACGCGCACGAAGTCGCTGTCTTCGCCGTACTCGTCGATCCAGGCCTGGATCTGGCTCTTGTTGGTGAACCGCACCGTCCGGCCGTCGACGCGGTGGTAGCGGTTGCGCCGCGGCTTCGTGCATCGGCGGTGGAACTCGCCCGACGTCTTGGTCGGGTTGCCGTAGCGGCACCAGATGATCTGTGTGGCCCGGTCGGTGAGCGCGCCCTCGGTCGTCTCCCAGATGATGTCCGCGATGGCCGAGGCCTCATCGAACACCACCAGGATCCGCTTGCCCTGGTTGTGCAGGCCGGCGAAGGCCTCGGGGTTCTTCTCCGACCAGGGGATCGCGTCGATGCGCCAGGTGCGCTCGTGCTTCTTGTCGATCGAACAGATCGACGTGGCGGTGAACCGGAACAGCTCGCGCGCGATGAACAGGTTGTGCCACTTGCCCAGCTCGGCCCAGGTCTTCGTCTGCAGCTGGGTCTC